ACCCGTGGGTGGTGGTTTACGAATTCGAATTGGTGAAATAGTATGGAGTTTACAACACCGTGCTTTGTCCGTGTCGAGGATGCGGAAAAGCGAAAGGAGCTGACCGAATGGCTGAAGGGAATCGGGTATCACGTCTGCTCCTGCTGCCTATTTGACGGCTGTAACACCCTGCATTGCAGAGGGATTGATCGGCTTAAAATCGCTTACGAGGTGCACGGGATCTGCGACTACGACGAGGAAACCCGATATTCCATCGACCAGTTCAAGGCTGAAAATGTTGCCAAAGGACACCCAGCCATAGACTGCGGCGAGAATATCGAGCTGTTTAAGGCATTGGCGGCGATGAACGACGAGAACGATTACATGCAGTGGTATGTAAACGAAATTACGGATAGATGGTCACTATGTATCGGTATGGATCATGTTGAAGACGATCCGATCATATCTAAATGGGAGGGACTTGCTCGGCATAAGGCCACCGCCGAGGAGATTATCAAACATTTCAAGAAATAGCGAGATTCTGGCAAAATCTCGAAATAATTACAGATATGATGGATGCAATGAAATCGATTAAAGAACGGGCAAAATCATACGCGCGAAAAGTGTGGCGCGGTGGGACAAGAGACTTCATTAATCACAAGAAAGCAACTGAATTGGATTTCATCGCCGGTGCACAATCCGAGCGGGAAGAATTGACCCGCTGGCGTAATCCGAATGAGGAACTGCCGGAAAATAATTCGTGTGTTTTGATGAAAGTCTCGGACGGCGAACATGAGCGAATTTATCTTGGAGCCCGCCAAGATGATGTGTGGATGTGTGATGGAGGCTATTCCTTCTGCCAGAATGCAGAAGAGTGTCTCGGATACGATGGTGTGGTTATCGGCTGGCGACCGATTTACGAAAACGAATAGAACGATGGACATCTTGACTCCACATGACGGCGTGACGAACGATAAGATAGCCAAAGCGCAGATCGAGGCCGTCGAACGAAAGCAGAACGAATACAAACTGATCGGACAGATGGTTCGGGTGCCCGGTCATACCCTCTATAAATTCAATACGGTTACGCGGACAGCGTCGAGAGCGGAAGTGGAGGTGTCGGCCGATTCGTGGCTGAATCCTGAGAACATGAAGATCGAGAGCGACCGCAAATCGCGTGTCAAGGTCGAAAAGGACTGTTACTATGAGCAGGCATTGAACATGAAGAACTTTATCAAGCGTCTGCGCCGGCGAGGTATCGTCGGAATGGACGAGGAGGTAAAACATTAAAATATTTGAATAATTCTGCAAATGGATCAACTTATCAGCATTCAGGCCGCAGCCGATGAGTACGGCATTTCGACACGTTGGATATGGAAATCGATTCGAGTGGATCGGACACTCGGCACAGTCGTCCGCAACGGGCGGATCTATCTGCGCCGCATCGAGTGGGAGGCATTTGTCGAACGGCATCCCCGACTGATCGAAGAGTGGCATGATTTACATGCACACCTACAATACCGCTATATCGGGCAATGAAAAAGAGCGAAAAGTTGAAAGAATCGTCTCCCCGATAGGCGATCTTTGCATATATGGGCAAGCTCACGATCAAACAGGAAAAGTTTTGCAATAAGTACCTCGAATGCGGTAATGCGTCCGAGGCATATCGCTATGCTTACAGATGTTCGAACATGAGCGATAACACGGTATGGAATAATGCCTATCTGCTATTACAAAACAGCGAGGTTGCAGCGAGGATCGAATATCTGAAAACTCACCTTGCCGAGGCTGCGGGCATCTCGGCCTTGCAGATCATCCGCGAGCACCAGAAGATCGCCTTCTCGGATGCGACCCGCATTCGTAACGGCTGGATGTCGCTTAAAGAGTTCGAGTCGCTTACGGACGATGAGAAGGCATGTATAAAGTCGATCAATACCAAACAGGTCAAACGGATCGCTTCGAATGGCGATGAGATTGTCGAGGAGTTCGTGAAGATCGAGTGCTACGACAAGCAGAAGAGTCTCGACAGCATCATGAACATGTTGGGTTACGCAGCGCCGAAGGAGGTGAAACTATCCGGAAAGATAGAAAATCCTGCCGTCGCTCCCGTCGTCATTCAAATAGACGCGGAGGATGCGTTGTCGATCGAAAAAACACCGCCTGCCGATGCATCGTCTGCCTGACATCCGCACCTATCGGGGGAAAGTGTATCGTTACCTCATGTATCGGTACATGCAGTACAGGGAACGGGATGCGGTGTTGAAGATTTTTAATGAAGGGTCGAGCCGTTCGGGGAAGACCTACGATGCCTTCGATTTTCTGTACGACATCTGTACGCTCGCATTATCCCCGCTCAATATCTTCGTATATCGAAATACGTTGCAGGCCTGCAAGGAGATCACCCTTGCCGATTTCCGCAAGAAACTGACCCTGCGCGGCGTCTACGATCCCGATGCGATGCGCAGCGAGAATCAACATCCCGACTACTATATCAACAACTCCGTGATCCATTTCCGCGGATTGGACAGAATGGATAGCCGTGAAGGATACGATTGCGACATCATCTACATCAACGAGATGCTGGACGACATCTCGAAGCAGCAGTACAAAAATATCACGATGCGCTGCACGACGATGGTCATCGGCGACTGGAATCCCAAATATACCGAACATTGGGCCTTCGAACTGGAAGGGCAGCCGCACACCTATTTTACGCACACGACATACAAAGACAATCCGTTCTGCCCGCCTGGGGTTATACGAGAAATCGAATCCTATGAACCTACACCGGCGAACATTGCTGCGGGCACGGCCGACGAGTGGCGATGGAAAGTCTATGGATTGGGAATCCGTGCAGCGAAAGAGGGTCTTGTCTATCCGAATATCGACTGGATCGATGAATTTCCGTCCGACCTGGAAAGGGTCGTGTTCGGCCTTGACTTCGGATTTACGAACGATCCTACGGCGCTCGTCCGTCTGGGGCTTCGGGGGCTTGATCTATACATGAAGGAAGAGTTTTATGCACCCTGCTCCGATCCGGCCTTGCTCTACGATGCGATCGAGGGGGTGGTCGGGCGGATGCCCATATTCGCCGACTCGGCGGACAAATACGCTAAAAATCCCGAATCGATGGTCGACGGCCTGCTGCTGCGCGGGCTCAGCGTGGTGAAGGCGAAGAAATATGCCGGTTCCGTGACGGACGGAATTCACATGGTCAAATCGTTCCGCCTCCATATCGTCCGCAGCCGTAATTTCCAAACCGAGGCCAATTCCTATGTGTGGGATTCGGTGAACGGCATTACGATCAACCAGCCGATCGACAAATTCAATCACTTGTGGGATGCGGCCCGATACGCTGTAATGGAGTATCTCTATTGGGTCTGCAACCGCCGAAAATGAAAAAACAGCGAAAAGTTCGGAGAACCCTCTTTTATCGCCCTTACATTTGCTTCAAAGGCTATGTGCAATGAGATTCAGCTTGAAGTGGCGAAGTAAAAGTCAGGACTTGACGACGAAATCGGAGTGCGGAACTCCGACAGCGGAGGAACAGCGGTTCGTCTCTGTGCGCGATTTTCTCTCGGCAATGGGATTGGGCAGCGGTAGTACGATCAACTGCGACACCGTTGCCGGACAGACTATCGCTTACGCTCGGTGCAGCGCGTTGTTTTCGGTCGTGACCAAGAAATCCGCGGCAATTCGCAACGCCCGCTGGTGGGCTGTCGATCCGTCGGACGACGCTCGCCAGGTCGCAGGTCGCACGGAGGAACTGAACAGGTGGAAGCATCCGAATGACTTTCAAACGATCGAAGATTTCACGGCGATGATCGAAGCCTTCAAGGATATTTACGGAAAAGCCTATATTCTTCGCTGGGAGCCGGTCGGTGTGCCCACGGCCTACGAACTCTACGTGATTCCGAATCCGCTTGTTCAGGAGGTGACGACCTCCGAATTCACCGGGTTCCGGCCCGATCCGCAGATCGATTATTATATGGTTTCGATCAACGATTATCAAATTCGTGTCGATCGGGATCAGATGTTCGTCGTGCGGGATTCGGCCTATAATCCGAATATCTTCGGAGCATCGCAGTCGCGTCTGTCAGCCTTGCAGAACGCCGTCAATCCTTTCGTGTCGTCATTCGAGGCGCAGAACGAACTCATCATCAACAGAGGGGCATTGGGTATCATCTCGTTGAACAGCGAGGATTTCCGGACATCCGTGTTGCCGGAGAACAAGGAGGATCGGGAGCAGGCACAAGCGGCCCTGCGGCGATACGGCGTGATGAAGGGCCAATATAAGTACATTGTGACCGGATTGAAGGCCGCTTTCGTGCAGATTTCTGCCAACATGAAGGACATGAATCTCACGGAGGTACAGCGCAATGCCAAGAAGGAGATCGCCGATGCCTATCAAGTGCCGTATGTACTGATCGACACCGAAGGTACGACCTATGCGAATCTTACGGCGGCCGAGGTCAAATTGTACAACGATGCGATCAAACCGGATGCAGAGCGAATATCGGAGGTATTGAACGCGGCGCACGGGTTCGATGGATTCCGCATCGTTCCCTATTTCGATCACCTGTCGATCTTCCAGGAAGCGAAGCGGCTGTATGCCGACTCGCTG